TACACCACAGAAACCAACAATCAGCCGTGAGGAATCACGCAGCTTAATATTCTTCAGCCCGTACTGCATTTTTTTGCACTACATCATTCATCCTTGAAACAGAGTCATTTGTCTGTTCAATACGTCTTTTTTGTTCTTTTGAAATAGCTGAAAAAATTGTTTCCAGGACAGGCCTTATTACTCTTTCCATAAACTCTTGTTCAGTGTAAAACTCAATATCAAAGTCAGACCGTTCCCTGGATATTAAGCTGCGTGATTCCTCACGGCTGATTTTTGGTTTCTGTGGTTTAGATTTCAACTGTGAGGTGACATGGGGAGCTGTGGGAAATGACGCGAAAGGGTGGGTTTTGGGGATTTCTGGGGGGTTGTGTTGGGCTTGATTGCTCTTTATTTTTGGGTTTGATCTCTTTAATGGGTGTTTTAGTGGTGACAAGTGGTGACAACTTATTTTGTCACCTTAAAACTCTCATAACTGTGTTTTGGTCTCCAGGTTTTTCAGCAAGTTGATGGAATCAGTTTTGGAATATTTAAGGTGCATTTTGCAAAACGATGTATGATTATACTAAAAACCGTACTGTTTATAGTACGATTCTTTTTTTAGGCCGCTTCCGGGTTTCCGGGGGTGGCCTTTTTTGTTTTTCTGGGCATGTCCTGGGCGGTCGCTTTATAATAGCTTAAAATACTAAGGTATTATAAAGAAAGTCTTGTGTGTTGTTTAATGTCAAAAAATAATAATATGCCTATGGCATTTTTTTCCTTGACATTATGCCATAGGCATATTAGATAAGATTTAACGCTGAGGGGATGCGTTTCAGAGAATCCAAAACACTTTAAAGGAGATCGAAATGATGAATTGTGAAATTTGTAGCATTGTTGGTAGTGGGCAAGACAAGTTTGGTGATGCTGTTAATTGGATTTGTAAAAAAGACGACACGTGGGAAACGGCACAAGATGAAGACGACACAGTTTATATCGGCGGCGAAAATTCAGCTGAGGTTGAATTTGATGACATTGGCATTTTTGCTGACGCCGCCGAAGCCTTAGGGTGGAATATGGAATCCTGGGCATGCCAGGAATGTGGGCATTCGATTGAACAGTATGCTATTGGAGATGGTATGCTTTTTAACGGGAATGAGGGGGACGGGTGGCAATTCCTGCCATATGAAATGTTGCCGGAGGAAAAAATGTGTAATTATTGCAAATAAAAGCAAAAGCCCCTGGGAGCGGTATCTCCCAGGGGCTTCTTTTTTCCCTTGCAGGGAATTAACACCCGGCATTTTTTTTGGAGATCGAAGCCAAAAAATCCCTTACAGGGAATTGATAGCCGGGATACTTTTATATAGGTGAAATTTTATGGATAGTCAAGAATTTTTGGATTTAAGGAAAGCAATGAAGTTGAAGCAAAAAGCCCTGGCCGGAAGACTGGGTGTAACCCAGGGTACTATTGCAAAATACGAAAAGAGGGTCGGAGGGGTGCCGGAGCCAACTGCCAGGTTACTCCGCAGGATTTATAGAGAATGGAAAACCTACTGCATAGGCGCCCTAAATATTCAGTTCATCCCGTGCGGCCAATTCCATTATAATATGGCACACTGGATAAGCCTTTCAGATGTGGATCATTTAAACAATGAAACCTGGGGCGCGTATTATGAAGAAAAATTGTGAGCAGAAGTCTCTTTAGCAATTGAAGGATTTGCTGCTTCTTCTGCTTGATGATTCGAGCAGCGTCACCGGTATAATCACTGGTGTTTGCTATTCACTTGCTCTTTTTTTCTGCTTTAATCTGGTTCGCAAGCACCAGTACCTGTGTAGCTAAAATTTCTTCAATCATCCTCAATTTGCAGCACATCTACCATCAAAGCTTTTTTGACATCTTTAATATTTAACTTGCATCCAAATTCATCTGATAATGAACCGGCTATGCTTGATAAGATTTCATCTTTAAGGAGAGTGCTGACAATGTTTTCATATTTCAGGGCATCTATTTTTACCCATAAATTTTCGAGCAGGCTTTGCTTTTTCATGCCGTTTTTTGAAAGAAGGTAGAAGTATTGCGCATCGATCACACGGCTTAAGCCATCTCGGATATCTATGGAATACATTGGAATATACTTTACCTTATCAATTACAGTTACCCGGTATAGTTGCCAGATAGGTCCGTTTGTGAGCACTGCCCATTTTATGCCAGAATATGCTGCATAAGATGTGGCTTGAAAAACCTGCTTATCCCGTAATGCCATGCCTGCTTTTTTGGCTTCTATTACCATTGTGTCTTTTCCATCAATAGACACCACGTAGTCTGCTTTCTTCCCCTGTATTTTTTGTTCTGTTTTTATCTCTTCTATTGAATAGCCAAGAACATCTTGCAGTATTTTATCCAGTATTAATCTGGTGTCACTTTCGTTTTGTTTGTTTAGTATGGCGGCATTAAGCGCTGGCAATATCGGGTCAAGCGTGGGTCTAAGGTTTTTTATTTCTTCTATTATTGCATCTCTTGCAGACTTGGGGCTGTCTTCATCTGTTATTTCAATGTCTTTTTGTTCATCTGCAAAGGTGGCCGTGAATTCAGCCCCGCAATTTTTGCAGGTAATTTTAGTTAAGAACTCACTATCTTTAATGGTGAAAGTTTTTTCACATTGCTCACATTTTGTTCTCAAGTTATGCCTCCTTTTTTTCCCAACATAATTAGTTCAGCCATTAAGTTAAGTTCCCGATAACGCCGTTAAACTTTCAACAGCCAGTTTTATAAGTTCCGGATCTTTACTGCTTATGATCCGGCTGACCAGGCGCATAGCTTCCCTTGCTGGCTGCATGTCCCTGGTCTCCGGGCGCACATTGCCCTCTTCCACCCTACCGCCCGTTTGTACAACACTCCCTGAACCGTTGTTCTCAACGTAGAAACCATTTCCAATATTTCCTCTAATGCCGTTTTCTACATTGCCTCTACGTTCATACATTTCCCCTTCTCCGGTCATGAGCCAGTTCAAATTCACGCCAAATTTTTGATGAAGCATGTTTAAAAATTTGGCATCAGGTAGAAATTTGCCCTGTTCATAGTTTGCGTAGGTTGATCTACTTATCTGAAAGCAATCGGCAAACTGTTGCTGGCTTCTCTTTTTTCTGATTTGAGATAATCTCTGTCCGAGCGATGACATTTTTTTCACCAAAATATTACACATTATTCCAAAAACTTACGTTTTTTATGTCCAAAATTTAATCAGTACTACTAAAATTTTGTTGACATACTCAAAATTTTAGTAGTACAAGTGTACCCAGCATCAACACAAAAAGTATCAATAAGTGAGGTTTATATGAAATATCCCTTTAAATCAATAAAAAAATTAAGAGATGCCCTGTATGAGCAAGACCTTAATTATAGAGGATTTGCCAAGAAGTATGGCTTTAAGCTGAACACAGTTCGAAATGCAGTGTACCGGCATTGGGGCAAGGATGAAGCCCCGCGTGGGATAACCAGAGATGTTCTCAAAAAACTAGTTTTAATTTGCAAGGAGGAAGTAACACAATGAACATTAGTGCAGAAGATGAAAGGTCAGGCCGAAAAACTGGAGCTGATCAGCCAGCAGATTGACATCATGTCATGTCAGCGGGAAGACATTACTATAATGATGGCTGTTAACGAGGATGTTATTAAGGAGCTTGCCAGGGAGGTCCGTTCCATGAAGCTTCCTGCTGCTGCTCCTATTCCGGTGCGCCGGTTTTCCTATCCCGGATCAGGCGGAACTGTGCGGCTGTTCATTATAGATAATAAACCTATGTTGCTGGCAATTGATTACCTGGGTGTCTGCGGGCACAAGGGCGGGGGGGCTAACGGTCTGGCCAAGTCAGGGTTTAAGCGCAATCTGGAGTTTACTGTGCGCAGCCTTACAGAAATAGCAGCTATGTATAAAGTCACACCTGCTCATGTTCAGGGCCAGGCAAGTCTGGATGGATACAAAAGCATGACCTTCTTGACTCCCAAGGGCATGAAAAAAGTTCAAACGCGGGATCCGGAATTTTACGACTGGTACACAAAATCAGTGGCCCCGTGCATTCATGAGCTTTATGAAATTATGGCTGATTAAAATTAACACTGCCCTGGTCAGCCAGGGCACTAAACCAAAAGGAGAAACCAATGAGCAATCCAACACCAAAAAAAGGCGATACCATAATAACCAAATCCGGCAAAAAAGCAATGTATCTGAATCAGGAAGAGACCATCAGCGGAGTTAAATGGTGGCTTCAGTATGAATCAGGCAGGAAGATGGCGGTTTTAGCAATAAACTGCACGGCTGTTTTTATTGAGGCAGATGCCGAGGAAGTTCCTGAGCTTCCTGAAGCCGAAGGCCAGAAAATTGACCAGGTCATTGACATTCTTATCGGCTCAAATGATGTTCCGGAACCGGAAATTGATTTTCACAATGCCCCAACCCCAGGGGATAAAATAGCAGAGCTTTACGGCAGAAAAGCAGTTGACCAATATATTGAATGGGTTGAATTTTTTGAGGGTAAAAGGGCTGAACAGCCTGAACCGGTTCAAGTACCAGGCCAGTCAGATGCCGTATGCTCGGACATTGAAATCGGGGCAAAGATAGTGGCACGCAGGTCGGTTGACGGTTATACTCCCATTCAGGCTTGCGATCATATGACCGATTTGGGGCACATTCAGACATTTGGAAAACATGATGTTATTCAAGTTCTCTGCCCTATATGCAAACGCACACTCAATATAATGATGTACCCGGATCTTCTGGATTTTGTCACAGATCAGGTGACAGACTTCCCCAATTTTCAGGAAATGCTGCGCTACGAGTATAACCCTGTCATAGCTATGGAATCAGACATGCACCAAATCATGGCAGATGCATACGACCTTTCCCACCCTGGTAAAATAATATGCAGGCTGCGTAAAGAAGTCCCGGACGAAGCACCTCCCCTGGTCAAAAATATTGCCACAGGAGAATCCGGCCTGGTGGTCGGGCGCAGTAGCGGCAGTGTCAGGGTGTTGTGATCTCAATGGCATTCGTTTAAGCAGAAAATGACACTTTTTGAGCTGCATATAGTATGTAACAATAAAGATACACACTACATATAGATCAAAAAATGCAAAAAACACCTTAAACGAATGCCATTGGTTGTGATCTGGGCTGGGAATATGTGCCTGTGTTTAGTGTTGAGCGTAACCAGGTGTTCCGGCAATACCGGCCGGCGCTTATGCAACACCTCATGTATGGGGATATATCTAAAATACTAACCGGTCATAAATAAGGAGGCAAGTGAAAGTACTCAGCAAAATGGGCACAGAAGGGGAAGTGCTGAAAAAATTAACCATAAAGGGCCGGAAATATTACGAGGTCTGGACAGAGAAAACAGCAAGGAGCCCTGCTATGATCAGGCACTGGCGGGCAGGGAACTGCTGCATCTTGGATAAATCAGCTATCAAGGCAAGGGAGGCGGCAATAGAGGTTGACCCTGGCGGCCTGAAGATAGGTGAGCTGTATGTAAATGTTAATAAAAGAAACCGTAAGGCGACAGGAATAGTTGCAAGACTCCATAAGATAATTGAAAAAAACGGCAGGACAATCGCAATATTGTTTGATGAAGACCGGCAGCGGATTAAGGAATGGGCAACGTCAAACCTGTCCAGGGCTGCGCCGAAAATTGCACAGGTAGAAATTCCTAATGATATGCCTTACGGACTCCCGGCATTCCCTACAATTCCAGGAAATGCCCTTGCATGGATGGAAAACAAAAACCAATAAAGGAGAAAAACTATGAAACAAGAATTTACAAGCTCAACAGGCGCAACATGGGAACGACCCGAACCTAAAAACGGTCTGGTTTTTTCCCTGCCTGAAGGCAGTCGGGAAACGATAGCAGATAACGGGATCATCCGTTTTAATGAAAGACTGTATGCAGTCCCCAGGGGAGCAGATCAGAATGAAGACTGCTTCTGGGCAATAGAGTCGGATCCGGAGCATAATGCCATAAGAATTTATCATTGGTATGGCGGTTTTATAGGTGAACAGATGCCTGTGTCGGCTTCGGAAATCCCGGAGCTTGAAGCTGAGACCGTGGATATTCCTGTGGAGATGTTCACAGCCATTATGGAAAATGCCCTCACAATTAAAAGCTGTCTGTCAGACTGGGACCCGCAGAGCCTTGCGGAAAAATCATCCGGGACAATAGCAATATGCGCGGCCCGGAATATTTGCGAGTACATGGAGAATATGAAACCCGACGAGGTAATCGTATGAAAAAAATTCTTACATCTATATTGGCAGGGTCTCTTCTGATAGCCGGCACAGTATTTTCAGCAGAGCTTAAGGTCCGGGTAATTATAGACGGGAATCCTGTGCCGGTTGCAGCCTATCTTTCGGAGATCACAGAGGATGCGCCGCCAACAAGACCGGAACAGGAAGCAGATCCGGAAAAGATAACCTTAAACAGCAACGGGCAGTATCAGCTTAATCTGTACGGGGTTACATTCAGAGATCTTGCGGATGTTATCAAAATATTAAGGGAAATGACCGGCAAGGATGAAAACAAGTAAAAAAACCTGCGGGGGCAGAGACGCCTCCGCAGGCGGAGAAAATAACGGGGTTAACCAGACCCCGCTCCAACAAACATAAATTTGAATATAACTTAAATAAAGGTAAAAGTCAAATGCAGAATAACGTAGAGCTTTATCATGATGTTGAAGACGGTTTGAGTCAGGAGGAACGGGATGTTTATATGGGCCATATAGCTTTTATTAAGCAAAATCTCAAAACCTTTTATGATGTGGGTATTAAGCTTGCGGAGATACGAGATAAACGGCTGTATCGTGAAAAATATATGAACTGGGAAGATTTTTGTGAAGAAGAGGTTGACCTTGCTAAAAGGTATGCTGACAGGCTGATAAGTTCGGCAATTACTATGGCTATTTTGAGAGCAGAAGACAAAACGGGGCCCAGTGGGCCCCAAACGGTTCCCATTTTACCAGCGAACGAAAGACAGCTTCGGCCGCTTGCGAAATTCTTAGACAATCCCCCTTTAATAATTAAAATCTGGAATTCCGTAGTATCACTGTCAGAGCAGACTGGCAGGAGCATTACATCTGCCCTGGTTGATGAGGCTGTCATCTTGTTTTTCCCTGTAAAAAAGCCTGGGAAGGAAGAATCCAAGCCGACCCAGGAACAACTCTGGAAGGAAATCGATGATATTCCTGCCGATTTAATGGGCATAAATATCGAACTTGCAAAACGGATCCAGGTAGAAATTGACCAGGACTTCCCAACTTCAAGCAGGCGGGCGATGGTTTTTCTTTTGGACTCCATGCGGTCTTATGTGAAATCCGGGAAAAAGGTAGTGGATGCCCTGGAGGAAAGACCTACTGAAAAGCAATTTCGTAAGCTTATAAGGATAAAGTAATGGGAAAATATATCATTTTCCGGGATTTTGAAACACATATGGATGAGGATGAAGACGGGCTGTTTGTATCCATTCCCCTTGACCTTATCCTGCAAAAAATTCCCAAGACCGGAAAGGCTGCTGTGTATCAGGATCAGGCTGCGGTGGAGCTGGAGTATGAAAGCCGGCTCCAGGGTGTTGAGTGGAGGCCGTGGATGGCACTGAACCTGCAGCAGACTAAAGACGGCAAACGGGCACTGAGCGCATATGCAAAGCTGCTCAGTGAGCTGGCAGGATTTCATAAAAAATATGGGACAAAGGCAATGACTCGTGCTTTGAGAATGTGCTGGCAGCCCCGGCACGCCAACATTCCATATGTTCGGACAATCTTAAAAAATGATGCATTAGGGAAAGGGGAAGAACATCAAACCAGCCCTGCTGCATCCTCCTGGAAAGAAGTTTTGTCTGCAATAAAGCATTTGGATGTTTGCTATAACAAGAAGTTTACAGACCCGAAAATACAGCCTGTTATTCAGAAAATGGGGGGCTGGGATTCATTCCGGGGGCAGACAACAAAGGTGGTTACTTCCAGGAAACGGGATTTTTTTGACTTTTATCTGACTTTTTCAGCAGCCGAACCGGTAGATCTGCATCGTGCACCCGGAATTTTGCAGGATCTGGCAGCGAAAATCATAAAGCCTGTTGAAAAGAAAAAGATTATCCCCATTAAATCCTTCAAGAGAAAACCCAGGGGAAGGGATACAAAAGTAGCTATTAGGGACGTAATCCAGGCTGGAGATACCCGCGGAATGGCAGTGTTTCAGCGTGAATACCCCACAAGATATGCGGAGGTTCAAAATGAGCTGGCTAAGCTACAAGGAAATGGCTAAAAAACTAGACGTTTCTCAGCGTACTATAAAGCGCTGGGCAAAAGACCCGGAAAAACACGGACTGATAAAACGGGAAAAAGGATTCCATGAATCCGGACGGAACCGGATCCAATTGGCAAAAAAAACAGATCAACCGGTTGATGTCACCAAACAGATGAATATAAAACCGGAAGATATCCACCTGGCTCCCAATGAGTACCAGTTTGACCACTTCCTCTATAAGAAATTATTGGGGAAAACAGGGGATAACCTCCGCCAGGCTCGCAGATATTATACCCGTAAATTCAGGGAAACCGGGGAAGTTCCTGAGTCTTTGAAAGTGGTTGATGGGCGGAGTGTTAATGGCGGGAATGGCAGGGGTTCTGCCATAACCCCGGAAATAGAACAGAGATTCTGCGAAATGGTCAGGGCTTCGGCAATGGCTGACCCGTCTGATCCTAATTTTATGACCCAGAGATTACGGAAGATAGTAAATTATCGGCGCCGGCTTTTAGGTGAGTTCCCAGGTGTAGAGATCTCAAAGCACGGGCTGGGGAATCTGGTTAAAAAACACAGGCTCAGGGGCTTTATGAATCGGGCCGACTATGACGAGGAGAACATCAGCAAGAAAGTTACGTACTTCAATCCTGAACCGGTATTGGGTCTTATCCAGATGGACGGTTCAACCTTGAAATGGCTTGAAATGAGGGATGATAAAGGCGTGTTCCGGCAGCCTATTGTCATTGAATTTTTTGACACAGGCTCCAGGAACCTGCTGGCTATGGATTTATATTCCTCGGAATCATCTGCAAATTCCGTTGATATTTTTTCTAAGTTTCTAAAGGCCACGCCCTTTCCTCTCCAAAAAGTCAAGATCAGGCCGGACAATGCCCCGGGATTTTTAAATTTAAAGCGTCCTATTCATCACCTAAACCGTAAATATTCCATGCCCGACCGGTTTTACATGGATCCGGATTTTGCCAGGGTCAGAGCGCCAAAACATAAGGTGCATCTTGAAAGTTCACACAGGGCATTGCATAATTTCGAGGATCACATCATCCATACGTTATCAGATAAGATTCTGGAACGACGCCAGGGCGTGAAGTTCGTAAATAACAAGCGTATAACAGGCACTATAACACGCCTGGACATGACAATATCTGACCTGGCAGCAACCGGGCTTATTGAAAAATACAGGGTTGAACATAATGAAAAAATGCACAACTTCACTGAAGGCGGGCGCACCGGCTGCAAGTGGAGACCTGCTGAAAAGCTGGCAGATTTCCTAAAAGGCCGAGAATGCATCCAATTTACAGATGAAGATATAAAAGAGTTCAAGCTGTACGGGTACCCGAAAAGCAATGTCCGAACTATTCAGAACGATGGCACATTTCAGTATAATAGCCGGCGATGGCAGGTTGTTTCTGCTGAGGCTGATAATTTTAAAGGTGTTAAGACAAAGGTCAAGCTGTCGGAAGTTGACGGGGAAGTTTATCTATTCGGCCCGTCATCCGATGGCATAATGCTGGGCAAAGCGGCGGCGGTGGGTGAGTCCGTGGCACCAAGAAAAATAACTATAAATGCTGAAAAACGGCTGAAAGCCAATGAGTTTGAAATGATCTGCAAATATCTGCAAGAGTGTGAAATGCGCATAAATGCAGACCGGGTGCTGGGTATGTACAATCAGGGCCTGACCTTAAAAACTGCTGTGGAAATATATGCAGCCAATAAAGAACGCTATGAAAGCAAACAAAACCCCATGATCGTGTTTAACCTGTTCATCAGCGACTGGGGCCGGGAAATGGAAAAGGGGCACAAGGTCCTGCCGTATGCCAACCTGGGGAATTAAGGAGAAAGCATGAAAAAGAAATTTATAAAGGATGCTCAACGGGAAATGGCTTTGAATGCCGTATATAACAGGATGCGCCGCGGCAAAAGCTCCATGATACTGGCAGAATACGGGCATGGGAAAACAAGCCTTCTGCAGATGCTCCGCCCCAGAAAAAAGAAGCTGGTCTGGGTAGAGTCCCTGGGAGGAGTTCATCATATCCTGGCTGAAATACTAAGCCAGGTAGCTTATGAATGTGACCCGAAAGCTCACTTGAAAATGAAGCACCTTTCCGAAATCCGTAAATATTGTGCAGGGAATGCAATTGTTATTATTGATGAATGTAACGATCTTCAACCGGTTGTCTGGCCGTATTTAAAAAGAATCATGGACGCAGGGGTGCCCATACTCCTGGCAGGGCTGCCCAAGGTTAAGTATTTTCTCCGGGAAAAACATGGGGATATACTGAGCCGGCTAAAAATTATTGACCTGCAAAGTGTTGGGGTTGATGACTTTAAAAAGAAGTTCGTTATCTTTGAACCGGAAGCCATTGATGTGGTTTATGGGGAGTCAGGCGGAAATATGCGGCGCATGGAAGAGCTGATTGATGACTGCATTGATAAATTTGAAGAGATTAACAAGGGCCTGGAAACGAAAATGGACAGGATAAGCATTGATATTGTTGCGATGTTTATCTAATTTTTAAAGGAGAAACCAATGAACATAAACAAAGCGCAAATAGCCAAAATCCACTATGCCCGCAATTTTCTGAGCATGGATGATAAGGGATACAGGAAATTCCTTGAAAAATTTGAGGTCATTTCCTCTTTGGATCTGGAAAAATCACAGTTCGGTCAGGTCATGTCTGAATTTTGCAAGCTGGGGTTTGTGGATCCTCTGGGCGAGATGATCGTAAGTCTGGAGAGTATTATCGGTCAGCCTGTCCCTGAAAAACAACGGGGAATGTTTGAGATAATGGCTGCCCATCTGGTGAAAATAGACAAACTCTGGGACTATGCCAACGCCATTGCAAAGAAGCGGTTTAAGGTTGCTCATATTATCCAATGCTCTCACACCCAGCTTTACAGCATAAACGGCAACCTGATGAGACACAGAAATAACGGCAAAACTGCCGGAATATATGCAAAGAATGTAGTTAAATTTAAAGATCTCAAAAAAAAGGAACGTAAAAATGCCAAAAAAAAACGACAGACAGAAGCCGGACACGCTAGCACATATAGCTGATTTTAACGAGGCTGATGAGGCCCTGAAGGAGCTGGCTTTTATCATGGGTAAGCTGGATGCCATTGATAAGAACATGAACGAACGAATAGCAGGCATAAAAAGCAAAGCAGTAGCAGATGCAGCGCCTATAAAAACCAGGAAAAAAGCCCTGGAGACTGCGCTGGAGGCTTTTGGAAAATACAATAAATCATTGTTTGAACTGAAACGGAGCAAAGAATTAATGTACGGAACCCTTGGTTTCAGGAAGGCAACAAAATTAAAACCTGTACCAAAAACAACCTGGGCGCAGATCCTTGTGGATGTTATTGAAAAAAATATCATCAAAGCCCTGAAAATTAAAAAAGCCCTGAACAAAGAAGAACTTGAAACCTGGACTGATGAGGACCTTGGCAAGATCAGTGTGCGCCGGGTAGAGGTAGACGGGTTCTGGTTTGAAGTAGAACGTGAAACGGTAAAAAGTTGAGTTTGGCAGGTGTACAATGAACACTCGAACCCGAATATATAAACGCAGACCGGATATAAAAATAAATGCCCTGTACTGCCCAGACTGCGGCAAAGTCGTTGGGGAATGTGAGGGGTTCAGCAGGTCTTTGTGCAAGTGCAAGCGGTGCGGGAAATGGGTATTATTTGAAAAAAAAGTAATATTGGAGGAATCATGACCAGGGAACAGCAAGATGAATTTTTAGCGGAAATGGGCTATTGCGCCTATTCCAAATACACAGGCAATAAAAATTTTCAAGGTGGAGAAATGCCGAAATGGGGTAGCCTTCCTGAAAAAATACAAGGTGCATGGTGTGATGCTGCCGGGGCAATCCGTAGACGCGTCGTACAACACGGAATGGAAGGATGCGGCTGATGTCAACTCATTGGGGTTATCACTGCAAAACTTGCGGTGTTGATAGCGAAACCTGGCTAAACCACGGTGAATCAATATTAGAAGAAATCTATAAATTAGCACCTGAAATCAATAGGATTAAAAGCAATGCCAGTTTTATTGAAATTGAAATCACAGTCAATTGTTCAAGCGTATATTGGGATGAAGAACACCCGCTGGAATGGCTGAAGGACCATGAAGGGCATGACATCTGCCTGAAAAATGAATATGGAGAGATCAAAGAGTTCGATGCAGTATAGAACAAAAAGGACATAAATAATGAAAAAAATATTAATCATAACAACTCTTCTGCTCTGCTCATGCACCATGACCGCAGGGCCGGTAAGAATAACGATTACGCAGGAACAGGCTTTTAGGTTGTACAAAATAGCAGCAGGCAGCAGGGCCGCGGAAAAAGAAACAGCCGTTATAACAGCAGAAGGGTATGTAATAAGCGTGAAGTAATTGGAAAAAAGCAAAGGGAGATAATATGAAAAAAATAATACCGGCATTTTTAATTTGCTCAATGTGCCTTGGCTGTGCTCAGGGTAAAACTGTTAATCCAAATTATCAGGCATATGTCAACGCCTGTAATCAGCAGGCACAGCAGGAAACCCAACCATTGCTCGACTTGCAGCTTCATGAAAACGGCACAATTAAAAGCATCCAGGTTTCACTGCAAGGCCAAAACAACCCAAATATTCAACCCTACAAAGAATCTCCCAATCCGGCCTGGGGTCTGCTGCAAACCACATTGTCAGTTGCGGCCCCTGTACTCGGGTCAGTCTGGAGCATCCATGAATCCGGAAAGGCTTTTGCAAATGTCCTTAAGGCAGGCCAGGGGAGCAGCAGCAGTGTTATCACAAACAGCTACAACCAGGAAACTGAAACAACGACAGGCTTCAACAAAACAGCAGATATCAACAGATCAACAAATGACAGCTTCAACCCTGTTGATAACTCCCAGCAAAACCCGGTCAGCAATGTTGATGAATCAACAAATGAAAGCTTTAACCCTGTTGATAACTCCCAGCAGAACCCGGTCAGCAACGTTGATGAATCAATCAATGACAGCCAAAACCCTGATTATGAAACACCGGTTTATTTGATTGAACACTAATAAAAACACTTGATTTATAATTGCAAAATGACTAAAGAATAAACATCATTATTTCAGCGCCCCAATAGCGGGCCTTGGTAAACTCACTCAGCGGCTCAAGCAGCCCTGATACCTGGCGACGGGTATCAGGGCTTTTTGCGTTTTTAGGGAGGAAAATTTGGGGGAATTAAACATAATTGAAATAGCGCAGGCTTTCGGGCTCCCCGGTCTGGTGTTTATTATTTGGTACTGGGAAAAAAGAGAGGCCGGGAAAAAAGCGGTTCAGCATCAAATAGAGCTGGATCAAAAAAGAAAAGAACACCAGGAACTTCTTGCGATTGAAACAGAAAAAGTCCGCCATCTTAAGGATAACCAGAAAGAAATAATTACAACTTTCCAGCAAAACCGGGATGCAATCCTGACTCAATTCGAGAAGTACATGGCTGAAATGAGGCAGATGTATGTAAACAATGCCTCCCTGGTAAAAAACTACCAGGCAATGTCAGCAGACTTAAAAGACGCATATATCCTGAACTCCCAGTCGATGACAAGATTATATGAAGAATTGAGACACAGATATCTTGAAGGCGCACCGCCAATGGCAGACAAAGACACGAAATAGGAGAAGGCATGAGCGAAATAAAACTTGAAGTAATGGCAATGAGAGGTCGGCTTGAAGAACTGAAGCAGGAAAGAAATTTACTGGTTTTATCTATTCAGGATCGAATCAAAGCAGCCAGGTCTGCCCTGTCTATGTTCAGCTTAAAGTCTATCATAGATGTTCCTGTTGAAGTCGCAGCACGGGAACTTGTCGAGGCTGTCAACAAAAAAGTCGAGCTTAAAAAAGTGCTGTCACAGATTGAGAGCATAAAATCGGAGCTTCCCTAATGGGCGAACATACGCGGACCAGAACCAAAATAGAAACCGAACTTCCGCAAAAACTGCGTGAACAGCTTAACCGGCTTTTGCTCGAAGGTGCCACATATGAGGAATGCTCAAACTGGTGCAAGGAGCAGGGGTTTGACATAAGCAAATCTTCAGTGGGCAGATACGGGAAAAGCTTTTTTGAGTACCACAAACAGTTCTTGCAATTCGAGGATAAGGTCCGGAGCTTAAAATCCGAGGTTGGGGAAGGTTTAACTCTGGATGAAATGCTTTCGAAAATCCTGCTGAAAACCGCAATTGAGCGGGTTATGGCCGGGGAAGCGGAGTTTGACGAAATCATGACGCTCATGGAGAAAACAGGAAGGTTTCAATATTCAAATATAGCCAGGGAAAAGTTTAAGGCTGATATTGAAGACCGAATACTCGCAGCAGCAGACAATGTTGAAAAAATAGCTCAAAACGGCGGGGTTTCATCTGAAGTTATTCAAACCATACGCACAGAAATACTTGGGATCAACACATGATGGGAAATGCCAAAATAATACCGGAAAACCGGAAAGCGTACTTCCTGCCCTATCAGGCTGCCTGGTCAGCAGACGACAACAGGCTCAAGCTTATGGAAAAAGCCAGGCAGATAGGTATTTCCCTGACAACCGGGTACAAGGTCACAGAGCGCACAGCAGCCCAGGACGCAAGATATGACCAGTGGGTAAGCTCCAGGGATGATCTTCAAGCCAGGCTGTTTCTTGAAGACTGTAAATTTTTTGCAAATATGCTCAAGGTTGCTGCTGAGGATATGGGACAGATCGTTATTGATGAAAAGCAGGGCATTTCAGCCTATGTGCTGCACTTTGCCAACGGTCACAGAATCCATAGCCTGAGCAGCCATCCTGATGCACAGGCAGGAAAACGGGGCGGACGGGTGCTTGATGAGTTTGCCTTAAACCCGAAATCAAGAGAGCTCTGGGCAATAGCTTATCCTGGAATAACCTGGGGAGGAACCCTGGAAGTTATTTCAACTCACAGGGGAAGCCAGTCTTTTTTCAACCAGATAATCCGTGAAATACGTGAACGCGGAAACCCGAAAAAAATAAGCCTTCACCGCGTAACCCTGGAAGATGCACTTAACCAGGGTTTTCTCTGGAAGCTTCAGCAGCACCTGGCTCCTGATGACGACATCCAGGGCATGAATGAATCCCAATATTTTGATTTCGTAAAATCAGGCTGTGCGGATGAAGAAAGTTTCAGGCAGGAATATATGTGTGATCCTGCTGATGATGACTCGGCATTTTTGGAATATGATCTGATAGCATCCTGTGAATACGGTATGCGGGTTGATAACTGGGGGCCGGAAGAACTGGAGAGGCCAGAAGGACAGTTGTTTGCGGGTGTGGATATTGGAAGAAAACACGACCTGACCGTTATCTGGGTTTTGGAAAAACTGGGCGATGTTCTTTATACCCGGAATATAACCTGTTTAAAAAACATGTCCAAGCCAGACCAGGAAAAAATACTCTGGCCCATAATGCAGTATATGAACAGAACCTGCATAGATAATACGGGGCTGGGCATCGGCTGGACTGATGATGCTGAAAAAAAATTCGGGAAATACAGAATAGAAGGCATAACCTTTACGGGCAGAGCCAAAGAAGAAATGGCTTATCCGCTACGGGGTGCATTTGAAGATAAAAAAATCAGGATACCTTACGATCCGGAAGTCAGAGCAGATTTACGAAGCATAACAAAGCAGACAACAACGTCCGGCAATATCAGGTTTACAGCAGAGCGCAGCAAAGACGGACATGCCGACAGATTCTGGGCATTGGCTTTGGCAATCCATGCAGCAGGTTCAGGAACATCCGGCATACCAAGAATACAAAGCGCCGGAAACCCAAACATAAACAGACAATATTATGACCGGCCTGAAATGTCAGGCTATTTGGAATAAACATGGACAAAGACCTCACAGAAAAACTCTCAAATGAATTTGCATCCCGTTCCAGATCATGGGACTGGGACGGACTTTTTGGCTGCCTTCCGGATCCTGATCCCATACTGGAAAAACTGGGGGAGTCCGTTCATGTTTACCGGTCGCTTATGTCAGATGCTCATGTCTGGGCGTGCATGACATCAAGAATTTACGGAGTGCTTGCCCGTGAATGGAAATTAAAGCTTCCCGGAAATACGAAAAACAAACCTGCATCTGAAAAAGCATTACAGGCATTTAAAGAAGATTTGACAGCCCTGCCCATGCAAAATATCATAACAGACATTCTCATGGCTCCGCTTTACGGTATTTCCCCCTGTGAAATAACATGGGAAAAAGGAAAAAGATGGAAGCCTGGGAGTATCCAGGGGAAGCCTGCCGAATGGTTTGCATATTCATTTGAAAACGAGCCCAGGTTCTTATCAATGTCCCATGTTCTGGAAGGTGAACCTCTTCCTGATATGAAATTTTTAATGCCCAGGCATTTTCCGACATACAAAAATCCATACGGGGAAAGAACCCTGTCCAGGTGCTTCTGGCCCGTAGCTTTTAAACGCGGAGGCTTTAAATTCTGGGCAGTATTTGCAGAAAAATTCGGAATGCCCTGGCCGGTTGGAAAAGTGCCCGGAAGTACAAGCGACACCCAAAGGCTGGACCTTCTGACCAGGCTCAGGCAAATGGTGCAGGATGCAGTTGCGGTTATTAATGACGACCAGTCAATCGAAATGCACGAATCAGGCAGTAAAACAGGTTCCGCAGATATCTACGAGCGGCTTATAACAGCATCCAATAGGGAAATAAGTAAAGCAATCCTGGGTCAGACTCTAACAACGGAAGTGGGCAGTTCAGGTTCCTATGCAGCATCAAAATCACACATGGACGTGCGCCAGGAAATCATAGACGCAGACAAAAAAATGACAGAAGAACAATTCAATATCCTGTCGAGATGGTACTGCAAGCTAAACTTTCCGGAAGCTGAGCCGCCTGTGTTTTATTTTTACGAATCTGAAGATCTCCAGCTTGAAAGATCTGAACGGGATGAAAAATTATCAAATCAGGGCGTGAAATTTCAGCAGCAATACTATGAGCGGGCCTATGGATTTGAAAAAGGGGATATCGAAGTGCCAGCGGCGCCTGAGGAGAAATCCGATTTTTTAAAAAAATCGGATTTCTTTGAATCTGCTGGGGCTGACGACGAAATAGGCGCAATCATGGAGCTTGCAGCCCAGGCAGGCCAGACTATTATTGAAAAGCAGGTTAAGTCTGCATTTAAAGCACTGGACAGTTTAAGCCTGTCATCAGCTTTCCAGGAAAAGCTTGCTCGTGCAAAATTCTTCTGCGGTCTTGCAGGTGCAGCAGATGAAATTGAGGAGCAATAATGCTTGGAATCCGTAATGACTGGGACCAGCCTTTTGAAGAGGCAATAGATTATTTCAGGTCAAAAGAAATAAAGCTTTCCCCTGAAGGCTGGGAGCAGGTCTGGGAAGATGCTAATGCAGGCGCGTTCACAGTTGCACAGGTAACAGAAATTGACGTACTCCAGGATATAAAAGACGCACTCACAAAAGCACAGGAGCAGGGCTGGACATACAGGCAGTTTCAAAAAGAAATAGTTCCGGAGCTGCAAAAAAAAGGCTGGCTGGGAAAAGGCGGTTTAAATGCTAGCCGCAGGTATTACCAGCAGACAGAAGTTGCCGAAACAAGGCCCTGGCTTCAATACCTGGCGGTCATGGATTCCGTGACACGAAAACGGCACAGGGAAATGGATAAAAAGGTTTACCGGATAGATTCCCCAGTATGGGATTCCTGGTATCCGCCCAACGGCTTCCGATGCAGATGCAGAACAAGAACTCTTTCAGATGATGATTTAAAAGAAAAAGGCATTAAACCGGAAACCAAACTTCCAAAAGGGGCAGTGCCGGACAAAGGCTGGAATTATCATCCGGGAAAAGCAGGCATGAACGCATGGAAACCGGACGGAAAGATCGAAGCCAGGCCGGATAAAAAAATTAATATCAAGCCGAGCAGCCATCCAAAAACTCATACAGAAGCAGAAAACAGGCTGTCGGAAAAATTCAACATCCGGTCCGACTTGAAAGGCATTCCTCCTGAACTGGCTGATCAGATAGAGCAGGCATTAACTGATGTTGGGGAGCGGTATCCGCGTATTGTTGAAATTATGAATTATATCGGAACCGGTGATGATCCGAAAATATGGGATGATGGATTTGGGAAAGACCGGGGCGCATTTAATAAATTTGGGAACAATATTTATCTGAATCCGAAATTATGGTCTGATCCTGGATATATAGATATGTACAAAAAAATGATGCGTGACGGGGATGTGGCAGGGGATCCTGATAAGCTTCATCCTATGCACGCAACGATAATTCATGAATTGGGCCATGCTGTTGACGCTTTTTTTATGACATATATGACTGGAAAAGATGAGGCGGTTCGTGAATTTAAAAGAACACCGCGCAGCGGGATTGGAAAATACGGCGCAAGAGATCCTGATGAAGGGTTTGCCGAGGGCTTTTTGATTATGATGTCAGAGCCGGAAAATAAGTGGTCTGGGTATGTTAAAAAACTATCGAAATTCATTGAAAAGCACATGCAGGAATAAAAAAAAATGGGTGAAGCATCAGTAATAATCAGGGATCAGGGAGTCCGCCGCCTGCTCCGAAGATTTGCAGACAAGGTTAAAAAACCTGGCCCGGCCCTGGCGGAAATCGGTGAAACCGGCATGTCTGCCATTGATGATGTTTTTGACAGTGAGGGCGGAGGTTCCTGGCCTGACCTGAAAGAATCCACAAAAAGACAAAGACTCAAGGTTGGAAAATGGCCCGGAAAAATGCTTCAACGATCAGGCGCAGCAGGAGGTCTTTTAGGCTCAATTAATTACAAAAAGGTGTCAAAAGGCGCAGACGGTCCCAAAGTAATCTGGGGCACAAACAAGGTTTACGCACGGGTTCATCACTTTGGATATAAAAAACGAAACATTCCTGCAAGGCCGTATATGGTTTTCAACAGATCAACCATAGATAAATTCAAGGACATACTCAGGAGGTATCTGGCAGATGTCAATAAATAAAAAACAATTTGAAGAACTGATAAAAAGCACCCTGGAAGAATTTGCATCTAAAATGAATACCGAGGCTGCTGTCAACCTGCTCCTGGGCACAGCAGCAAAAGAGTCAAATTTCGGCACATATTTAAGGCAGGTGAGAGGCCCTGCATTGGGTTTTTTCCAGATGGAACCTGCAACCGAAGCAGGCATCTGGAGAAACTATATCGTAAATATGGGCAAGATGGGCGAACGTATTCTTCTTATAACAGGTGTTTCCGGCCCTGATCTGCCGGCATTAAGGGCTAATATCGCATATCAGATCATTATGGCAAGACTGCATTACCGGAGAATCCCTGCACCCTTGCCTGCTGCTGATGATGTTTGCGGGCTGGGGAAATACTGGAAAAAATACTATAACACTTACAAAGGCAGGGGCACAGCTAAACAGTTTGTTAAAAAATACAAAAAATATGTGGGGTAATCATGGCAGGATTTAATGATTGGATAGAAATATTTAAAGGCGGAACACAGGCTGATGCAGATGGCAGGTTGCACGATGGAGACGCGCTGATCGACATGGCTGTCAGCACATTTGATCCTGAAAAAATGGAACCGCCCCTTGTGGTAGGCCACCCAAAAGACAATGCCCCTGCATTTGGCTGGGTTCAGGGATTAAAGAAAGCGGTCAAGGACGGAAGTAAAGTCCTGATGATGAAAGCAAAAGATGTAGTACCGGAGTTTGCCGAGCTTGTAAAAGCAAACATATACAAAAAACGATCTGCATCCTTTTTCCCTGACGGGAGGCTCCGCCATGTAGGATTTCTGGGCGGTGCAATCCCGGCAGTAAAAGGTCTGGCAGATATGGAATTTAAAGAAGCTGAAGCAATCAGTTTTGAGTTTTCAGCAGAAAAACAGGAGGAAAAAGATATGGGGTTTACCCAGGAAGAAATGGACAAGGCTGTAGAAGTCGCAGTTGGAAAAGCGCAGGAAAAGGCATCCATTGAATTTGCTGAAAAAGAACGTGCGGCAGCCCTGGAAAATGACAGGGAAAAGGCACGAACAAGGCTGAAGGAACTCCGGGAAAAAGGCAATATCCCCCCGGCAGTTTTCATTTCCGGGACCGCTGAGTTTATGGATTCCCAGCATGGGACAAGCTTTGATTTTAAAGCTGATGACGGGGAAAAGAAACAGACCCCCGCAGCATGGCTTTTAAGCTTTATGGAAAATCTGGATACGGTGCTGGAGCCGTTAGCCGACAACCTGACAACGGAATTTGCCAGCAAGGACAAGGCTGACAAAGATAAAACCAAACAGGAAAAAGAAGCTGAGGAAGACGAGGCAAATGCAAAAGACATTGCAAACCGTGTTGCCCCCAAAAAAACCGGATGGTTTGACTGGGGAAAAAATAAGGAGGAATAGAATATGGCAGGTACATTAGGAGCTGAAGAAAATGCTGAAGCAGGTCAAAGTCAGCTTGTAGCAGGTGAAAATTGCCGGCAGAAAGCGGCAGTAATTGCCAGCGGTGAAGGAGTTCTTCTGCGTGGAGCAGTGTTGGAAGTCAACGGCACATCCTACGAATATGAAGAACTGACCGCAGCAGCAGGCGTAAATGCCAGGGCAATTCTGGCAGAAGATGTGGATGCCACATCAGCAGCAGCAGACGCCGAAGTATATCTTGCAGGCAAATACAGGACATCAGATCTTGTATGGCCCGCCGGCATTGCAGATGCCCAGAAAAATGCCGCAATTCTGGCTCTCCAGGATCGGGGCATAATCCTTGATTCTGATTTTATATAAAGGAGACAAAGTATGGATAATTTATTCAGAACACGGGTTCTGACATCAGCAGTTAATGAAATGCAGGCCCCTGAAGCCAGGGTATTTAACAGGCTGTTTGCTCCCAAAGCAAACATGCAGATAAGCGACAGGCTGGCATTTGACATTATAACAGGTTCTCAGCAGATCCTGCCCAATCTGGCAGTAAATGCCGAAGCGACCGTCACAAACAAGGTAGGTCGAAAAACTGTAACTGTAACCGCCCCAAGGCTCAGCAGCAAACGATATATATCAGCAGCAGAGCTTAATGCCGTGCGTGCATACGGTTCCCAGATGACAACTGAAATGCTCAAGGACAGGATCGCAAGGGAGCAGTTTGACATGGTTGGGGAGCATGGCAGAACAAAAGAATTTTGGGCAGTAAATGCCCTTAAAGGCAAGATCTATGATTCGGATATGACGACCGTACTAGTGGATTATAACGCCGATCCGGGCCACAGTATAACCCTGACATTAACAGACCTGTGGACTGATGCAGCGTCAGACCCTGCAAATAAAATCAGGGAATGGAAAAAAATCATTGAGGATGATTCAAACGCAAACATAACGGGCTGGCTTGCATATTGCGGATCAGGTGCAATGGATGCTCTTTTGTCCAATGTAAAAGTCAGGGAATTACTCAAGTACGATAAAGGCGCACAGATTGCAGAAACAGGCAGGATCCAAAAACTGGTAGAGGTCGAGCTGGACGAATACCTGGGATCATATCAGGACAGCAGTGGAACCCGCCAGCGATTTATAGCTGATGATGAGTTGCTTTTAATCGGGCTGTGCAATGACCTGATTGACTGTCCATATGCCCCTGTGGTTGATCTTGATGCGCCCAAAGGAGTTGGAAATATAACAGCAGCAGGCAAACCGGTTTCCGCATTTTCCAAATCATGGAAAACCGAAGAACCGTCAGGCAGATGGATAAAAGTTGAAACCAGACCACTGCCCGTTCTCCAGAGACCTGGAGCAGTCATCAGGGCAACAGTAGTGTGATTTTTAAATACTAACATAAAGTGACAGACGGAGGCAGATATGAAAGTAAAAGTTGTAAAAGGCGCAGTTGATTTTAAGGGAAAACGCTATATTCAGGATACGGAAACCGCAATATTTGACGCACCTGAAGAAGTGGCTGCAAAGCTCCTGAAAAAAGGTGTGGTTGAAAAGTATGTGCCGGAAACACTGAAAGCAAAGCCCGAACCCGCAGCAGCAGAGCAGCCTGCGCCAAAGGCTAAAGGGAAGTAACCAATGGCCTATTGCACATACGACGATCTGCTGAACATCTGTCCTGAGCGGGTAATTGTCCAGCTTACAGACGATGCCCGCACAGGTGTTGCAGATCAATTAAAAGTGCTTGATGCCATTGAAGCTGAGGCAGATATTATTGATGCCCATATCGGCAAAATAATAAAGCTGCCCATAGCCGGGGACATCCCGCCAATCCTGAAGAGGCTTAACGGACAGATGGCGGTTCATCATCTGTATATCAGGATAAAAACCCCGCCCGACCACTGGGTAAAGCAGTATGAAAACTGCATAAAGGTCCTGGGAAAAATAAGGGATAACGTGATTTCAATCGGGGTGCAGCCAATGCCTGAATCACCTGAAATAGATAACGTCAGGATAACGGCAGTTTCAAACACCCGTACATCCATGTTTTCTTCAGAAGAAATGGAAAAATACTGATGCTGACAAAGGAAATACTGAAGGAATTAACGGAAATCAGGCATGAAAATATATATATAACCCCTGATGAAAATTATATCCCAATCCATGTTACACTTCCATGTATAGGTATTAAAGATGGTGGCCTTACTTGGAATGTGAATCTGGCCGATACAAACGGCAGGAAAACAAGCATATATAAATTAATAATAGTTGTATATTCTGATTTAATTCGTGATGAAACGGCTTCAATGGGTGATGACTCATTAGATGAATTAGGCACACTTGAAACCTGTAAAAATATTATTAATGCTATTGACGGGATGCTGCCTGAAGGATGTTATGAAGCCTATACAACAGGTGTAAGTCCTACGGAAACATTTGGCGGTGAAGGGGATAGGATACACCGTCAACAAATCAGTCATGAATTATTGGCATTGGAATTTAGAGGTAAATAATTATGATTAAAAATGCAGTTCTAAACACTGTTTATGAAACTG